CTTGACGTGCTCGACATAGCGGGCCGAGCCATCCGGCCGGCCGTTCCAACTAAACAGCAGCACCTCGCTCTTGTGCATACGCAGGACGTGGCCGTGGCCACGCCCGAAATACTTGCTGAGCGCATATTTGGCCATCACGCCACCTCCAGGCTGCGGCCGACCCAGCGGCTGATCGCGGCGACGTAGTCGGCCCGCTCGGCACCCTTGAGGCCGAGGTGATCGGCAAGGCCGCAGGTGTTGCGGACGACGTCGGCCAGCGAGCCGACGAAGGCGCCCATGCGGCCGTTGCCGTCGCGGTCGACGAAATCGCACATCAGGTAGCCGTCGCTGGTGATCGAGGGGCGGCCGCGGAAGCAGGGGGCCGGGATCTCCTCGCCGAGCGCCGCGGCGACGATGGCGCCGAACTGGGATCCGCTCGTGGCAGCCAGCGCGCGCTGCTTCCAGCTGGGCGCCGGCTGGGCCGCCTTGATGGCGAGCCGGGCGGCCGAGGCGCTGGCGAACCAGCGATTGCGGCCATTCTTCATCGTCAAGAGCGCGCCGTTGACGACCGCGCCGTAGTTCAGCTTGCCGACGTCAGAGTGAACGACGCCAGTGAAATCGGCGCCCAGCTTACCCTGGCAAAATTCGGTGTAGGTCTTGATCATGTGATGCTCTCCGGAGCCCCAATGGCTCGCCCGAGTGTTGTCTCACGAACCGGATTTCGTGTCAACCGTCAGTTTACTCGCGTAGATCGCCTGCAGCACCGATTCCCAATAATCCCGCTGCGGCGCGCCGTAGTCGTAGCTGTGCTTGTGGTCGGCCGCTGCCATCGCCGCCTTGTCACGGCTGCGGTAGCTCTTGATCATGTGCTCGGCGGTCTCGCGAGCGTTGTAGGCGCGCCCCATCTTACTTCCCCTCGTGCCGGTCGAGCATTCGGCCCAGCTTCTCCAGGCCAGATTCCCAGGCCTTGAACATCCGATCGCCCTCGGGCTCCGGCATCTCCTCGAACATGCAGGGGTCGATGTTGCGGGCCGCAGCCCACAACGCCTCGATCTCTGCGCGGGTGAGCCGGATCCGCCTCACTGCGGCAACCCTCCGAAGTCTTCCGCCATCGCGGCCCAGCCCATCTTCTCGGCGCACACCGGGCCGATGCCGGCGTGCTTCCACTTCGACTTCAGCGTGGCGTTGCAGACGCAGCACACGCCGGTGGTCTGGCCATAGACCTTGGCGGCCTCGGCCGGGTCGGCGATGAACGCCAGCACCTGCTTCTCCTGCTCGCTCGTGCATTCGCGCGCGGCGAACAGGCGGCCGTTCTGGATCTTGCCGAGATAGGTGGTGCCGGCCTTGACGTAGAGCGCGCCGGGGTTCTTGCCGTCGGCCTTAGCCGGCGAGATGGTGACGCCGCCGATCGTGATCTTCGGGGTGCGCAGGGTCAGGCCCTTGGCCGCGGCGTAGGCCTTGGCCTTGGCCTTGTCGAACGAGGCCTTGAGGCGGTCGATGCCGGCCGTATCGGCCAGCGGAGCCGCCTGGGCGCGCTGGGCGCGCTCGGTGGCCTTGGCGACCTCGCGGGCGATACAACGCTCCACAGCCTCGCGCTGGCCCGTGGTGAGGTCGCCATAGCGCACCACCGCCTCGTTCATCTTGGCGGCGAAGTCAAACTTGGCGCGGTTGGCGATGATCCACTCGGCAATGGCCTGATTGGCGGCGGCGAAGGCGGTCCAGGCATCCTGCTGCTTGCGCTCGGTGCGGACCTGGGCCTGCTGGCGGTTCTGCGCGCGCTGAGCGGCCGAGGTCTTGAACTCCTGGCCGCGGGCGCCCTTGCACTTGAAGCAGACGCCCCAGCGGGTCTGGCCGGTGCCGCGGCAGCGGCTGCACGGCTCCCAGAACTTCGGCGCGTAATCTGCCGGCGCACGCACCGGATTGGTGCGGACTTCGCCGGCGTTGGCGATGGCTTGGTCGAGGTCGTCAGCGGGGAAGTTGATCATGGGTGCATCTCCCAGAGCCCCAATGGCTCGCAGGCGAAGTTATCTCACGACTCGGCCGCCTCGTCAACTGCATGCTTACTGTAGTGGTCGAGCGCCCGGCCGATGATCTCCCAGCGCCGGCGGTAGGCATCGTTCGGCATCTTGTCGGCGTAGTTGCGGTACTCCTTGGCCAGCTTGGCGGCCTCTTCGCGCTCGCTCATTGCAGCGCCGCCTTCAGCAGCTCGGCGTCGGTGTAGAGCAGCCGCGTCAGCTTCTTGCTGGACTGGCGGCCCTTCTCCAGGTCCGCAATCGCCGCGCGCAGGATGTCGTTGGCGGTCGCCGCCTTACGGACGTGGTCACGGTGGAAGTGATAGTGCCGCATCTTGCCGACCACCGCGGTGGCGTTGCCGACCCTGGCATCCAGGTCGCGCAGCGCCATGCGCCAGACCGCGTCCGGCTTGAACGGCACGCCGCCGGTGCCGTTGGTCTCCAGCGCCGAGCGGACGATTCGCGGCTCCAGCTTGTGTCCCGGATTGTCGCGCTTGAGGAAGACGTCGATGGCGTCCTGCGCCGCGCTGCGTGACTTGACGCTCTGCATCAGCAGCCAGCGGCTTTCGGTCAGGCTCCAGACGTTCCACGGCATCCGCATCTCCAAAATGGGGCCCGGGAGGGCCGCGGGGCTGGGGTGGACAGCCCTCCCGGGGTAGCCGTCAGGCCGCTTCGGCGAGAACCTGCCAGTCGGCCTTCGGCAGCTCGATGACCTGGGCGCCAATGCGCTCCAGCTCGGTGGCGCGATCGTAGCTCTCGACGTCCTGGCTCATGCGGGTGACCGCGTTGTAGAGCCCGAAGCGCGACAGGTCGCCGCCCTCGATCAGGTGCTTCAGCACGGACTTACCCTCGGATTCGAGCAGGCCCAGCTTGCGGGTCGACATCTCGACCACCTTGACGACGTCTCCGCCAATCTTGTCCGCGTGCGAGCCCTCGATCTTGTCGACCAGGGCGTCGAACTTGGCGCGATCGAACACCGCACGCACCACGTCGCGCACCGTCGACCACAGCGCGGCATTGTTGAGCCGCTTCGACTTGTCCGACAGCATCGCGTACAGCTCGCCCTCGGCGATGGTCTGCTTCTGGCCAACATGGGCGCGGCGCATCGAGCGCTCGCCGAACGAGGCGAGGTTGGAGCAGAACTGGTCGTAGACGCCGCCCTGGATCGACAGCGCGCCCATCCCGACCTCGGAGTTGGAGATCGTGATCGCCGGCGAGGTGACGCGGACGATGGTGTGGCCGCCGTCGCCGAACCGGGCCCCGGTCTTCGCCAGCGCGCGCTCGACCTTGGGGTCGACTGCCTTGATGTAGAGCCGGCGGTCGGTGACCTCGCAGGACATGATCGACAGGTTCATGTCGAGCAGCACCGGCAGCACGGCCTCGGCCAGATCCTCGTTCTCCATGTCGGGCGAGAACTTGTCCGATAGGAAGGCGCGGGCGTTGCCGTCCAGCGTGCGGACCATGCGCGGCGCCGGGTACTTGGCAAACCACTCGTTGACGTTGGTCGCGAGCAGCTTCGGGGCCTCCTTGACCATGCGGTCGTAATAGGCCTTCGGGATCTCGGTGTGCGCGGCGATCTGGCTGTGGGCGATGTCGTTGACGCCGAACTGGCGCTCCTCGCCGACGACCAGGGCGACGCCCTTGATCTCGGGACCGGCAGAGATGGTCTGCACTTCCATGTTCTTGGTCGAGGCGACCAGATCCTTCTTGCCGTTGGCGCGGCGTTCGATTTCGGCGGCGAGGTCGGTGAGGCTGCGTCCGGTCTTCATGAGTTGATGCTCCTTGAGCCCTATCGGCTCGGTGGGTTTCTCAGTGGCGCGGTTGTCTCACGCCGCGCGCTCTTTGTCAACTGCGTGTTTACTCGCCGCATTGACCCGGGCCTGGATCGCCGCCAATTCGGCCGGGGAATACAGGTGGCCGCGGTACTTCAGGTCGAAGCGGTCGAGGATGTCCTGCGGGACATGGTGCTTCGGCGCGCCAGCCGGGTTCGGCCGCAGCGGGTTCTCCGGCTCGGGGCCCCAGTAGGCCTTCCAATTCCAGTTCATCGACCACTGCCGCAGCACGCTGACCCAATCCTGGCGCGTCGCGGTCTCCCAGAACGGCTTGGCCGCGCCGCCCGCGGCCGCCGGGGCGAGCGGCGGCGCCACGGTCTCGTAGACGCCACCGCGCAGGAACCGGATCATGTGCATGATCTTGTCCTCGGTGCGGGCCTCGGCGCGCATCGCCGCGGCGAACAGCGGCACGGCGCGGCGCACCATCTCCTGCTTTTCGTCGGTCATCACCCGGTAGAAATTCCATGCATCCTTCTTCGAGGTGTTCCTGGTTCTCGGGTATTGCTGCCAGAGCGCTAGAAAGTCTTCCGAGTAAGCCTCATCCTTTTTCGACCGGTTAAGGGCTTTGCCCTGTGGTTTATCTTTGGTTTCAAGGGTGGAATCTGCTGCTATACCCCGTGGCAGCTGCTGCACCCCCCCTATAGCAGCTGTTGCTATACCCCCTTTGACGATCCAGCTGGTCTCCAGGTCTATCGAGACCATCGCGCTCGTCTCGCTGCCGTTCTCCCGATCGCGCCGATCGCGCTTGATGATGCCCCAGTCTTCCAGCTTCTGGATCGAGTTTTGGATGGTGCGCTTGGACAGCCCAGTGAGCCGCGCAATCGCAGCATGCGACGGCCACGCACGATCCTCCTCGTTGGCGTAATTACAGATTGCGACCAGCACAAACTTTGCTGTCGAATCATCCATATGGACCTTGCGGAAGGCCCAACCGACTGCCTCACCACTCATTGCGCTGCTCCTGGCATATACTGCTGATGTCCGAGGTTTCTGATGGCGTTGCTGGCGATGTCGCAGAACAGCTCGACCTGCCCGGTCGGGCCCATGCGCTGCTTGGCAATGATCGCGATCAGCTTGTTGTGGGCGGCCTCGCTGTCGCGCTGCCATTGCAGGTGCGCCTCGGTGCCGGGCTCAGGCTCCGAGCTGGCGAGGTAGTAGGTCGGCCGATAGAGAAACATCACCGTGTCGGCGTCCTGCTCGATCGAGCCCGAATCGCGCAGGTCGGCCAAGATCGGCCGCTTGTCGGCACGCTCCTCGACCTTGCGCGACAGCTGCGACAGCAGCACCACAACGCAATCCAGCTCCTTTGCGGCCGCCTTCGCCGCGGCGGTGATTTCACCGATCTCGTTGACCCGGTTGCCGCGGTAGCGGTCGGAAGCCTGGATCAGGCCGAGGTGGTCGATCGCCAGGATGTCGAGCCGGCCGTGGCGCCGCTTGTAGCGCCGCGCCCGCGTCAGGATCTGCGACATCGTCAGGTTGGACTGCTCCTCGACGTCGATCGGAAGCTTGGAGCACACCATCGCCGCCTCGCGGACGTAGTCGAACATCTGCTCGTGAAAGCTGCCGGTGCGCAGGTTGCTGTAGGGGACGTGGGTGATGGGCAGGTCGAAGATGTAGTCCGAGATCATGCGCTCGCCCAGCTCGGTCGCCGGCATCTCCTTCGAGAACACCAGGGAGCGGAAGTCGCGGATGCCGGCCTGCCGCAGCATCGCCAGCAGCATCGCGGACTTGCCCATGCCGGGGCGCCCGGCCAGCAGCACGAGGTTGCCGCGCTGCAGGCCGCCGAGCTTTTGGTCGAGGTCGCGCAAGCCCGTTGGGATGCCGATGATCTTGCCCTCGTTGCGGTAGGCGTCTGCGATCTTATCGACCGACCGCGTCATGACGGCCGCCATCGAGACCGCAGGGAGGGCCCAGGAGGAGCTGGAGGAGACCACGGTGTCCAAGGCCTCGATCGCCTCGGAAGCCAGCTGGGCGGCGTCCGTAGCCGCG